AGAGCCCATAACGCAGCCTGCATGTGTTTTTTCTGATATAATACACTAGGCGTGCCTTCTTTTGGCTCACCTATGATCATCTGCATAAATCTTTCTTCATCACCGGGAGGATTCATTTTAGCAGTGTATTTGGCAATAAAATCTAACATTGCATCAGTAATATCTTCTTCGGCTTCTCCTGCAACTGTCCCAGCCTTAGAAATTCTTTTCTCGTCAGGCTCAAGCTTATTCCATGTGTTAAGAAAATATTCTAATATTTCTTCAAGATCTTCTTTCATCGAAGCAAAAATCTCACCCTTTTCGTCATCTGAGATTTTATCAGAATCAAAAATATTATTGACCATGGCTTCGATTGCTTGTCTTCCGGGTCCATCTTCAAAGCCCTCTAGGAGAAGCATCAGTTCTTCTTTTAGTAGCGACTCCGCTAGAACAAGATCGATTTCTTCATTTAGGTTATCCATTTACAATAAATCCCCTTCTCCCTATAAATAGTTTCCAAAAGCAAAAAGCCCGAAGGCTTAACGCCTACCGGACTTAGACTTCTTCATTGCTTCCTCTGTCTTCTCATTTTCCTTTTTGATTTGGTCAGCGAGACGCTGGAGGAACCATCTGCGGATTGTTATTGGTAGATTGTAAGCCTCGGCAAAAGACCAGTTACCGTGATACTTTAGGAGAAAGAACTCCTCATACACGGACTGGATGTAGTTATTGTCTAGACCAAAAGAAATCTACCGTTAAAGGTATGTCCACCTCCTTTTCGAAGCCGCAAGAAGGGCAAGCAAAGTGTTGGGTCATATCGAGCCCTGGAACGACCTTCATATAGGCCGCACGCAAATAACGGGAGTCATATGCGGGAAGAACTTCAATGGCCCTGTGGATGGTCTGTAGGTCTTCTACGCCGTTTATTGAAACGATGATCTTGCGAAGTTGATCAGTCAGGTTCGTCTCGTAAGCAACCTTCTTCTTTGACTGCATCTTGGAAACCAGTTCGTTCTCATCTCGGTTTGTCAAAAGACGAACCTCAACCTCAAACTTGGTCTTTGGAAGACGAATGGTGAAGGTTCCACGATCGGTTGGAACAATGTCGTGTCCCTCGTGGTCATCACCGTGGTAAGCCTCAACAGCATCAAGATCAAAAGTGTTCTCTGAAACCGTTGTGCAGTTGGGGCAAGTAACCTTCGTTGTGTAGTCCGGTCCAAAGCCGTTGATGCGGGAAGCAACAAGAATAGCGTTCTTATCGCCTGTTAGAAGGGACTGAACATTGACTTGGTTGCTAACAATAATGTTCTTTAAGAACCGATCAATAGCAACACCCTTCTTAAGAAGTGAAGGTGAAGTTAGGATATCTTCGTCCTTTGCTGTCATATATTTGATTTCAATGGTCTCTGCCATATGAAGAGGATGGCCTTCTGGGTAGAAGCGTCCCCTTGACGGAAGATCAACCAACTCAGTAGGAACTGCAAAGTTAAATGTTGGTCTTTCGTCTGTCTCGCTCGTCTCGTGCGTTTGTGGTGGGGCTTCTGCTCCCGATCCAAAACGCTTGCTGTTATCTCTCATTATTACCTCTTGTTAAGTTGTGTTGGTTTATTCAGGCGGCCCGGCGGCGCTGGACATATCTACGTCCGTCACCTGCGGCGCGTCATCTGCTCCAGGCGTCGACGGCGACTCGGAGTCGTTCGCGGTCGCATCCGTTGTTGGGTTATCAGTTGAGCCAGGTTCTGGTTCCTCAGCAAGTCGCTTGCACGGGTTGCTTTCTGGTAGTGTCTCAATCCATTCGTCGAAAGATATTGCTGCAATAACACCTTTCTTCTTCTGCTCAGCAAATACTTTGTTGCAGCGGTCCCTCTCGTCGGGGAGGTTCGGCGGCTCTTGTGGGAGTAGTTCTACGTCATTGAAATAAGTGTACGCCTTTTCACGACCATAGTCTGGAAAGAATACCTTAACAGCTTCATAACCAAGTGTCAAGCTAATTTCTAACAATTCGTCACTTGAATAATCTAGTTCGCCAAAGTCTATACTTTTGATGAAAGCATTATGAAGCGTCCAAGTTTCAATTTTTCTACCAAATTCATCAAGCTGGTGGATTTGGACACCTTGTCGCTCGCGACCGTTAATTATATCAAGGTGAGATTTTGTATTGGAATTGTCGTAGTATTTTCTAATAATATCTTGTGCTTGCTTTTCATTATAGCCAGTTCTTCTTACAATTCTTGCTAACTTTCTTGTTGCATTTGGATAAGAAGGATCGACCATCGTCATCGTGATGTCCCTCAAGATAGGACTACCAGATACTCTTTTTGATAAAAGATCTTGTGCAGTAGAATACTTTTCTTCTTCTGTTTGATAGTCGAGCTTCGGTTTTGATATAGTTTTCACCCACCAAACATAAGGCTCATTTTGTGCCTTCCGGTCGAAGAAATTGTCGTCCGCGCCTGCTCTTTCGCCAGGATAAGGGTCTTCTGATCGGTCATCTTCTATTGTAAGGCCAGGGAATATAACACGAAATCTATACTTGAACTTTGGATCGGTTTTAAAGCCAAGGCCGGCATTAAACTGGTTTGTCCAAAATCTGGGAGCTTTTGCTTCATGAGAAGCTATTGCTTCTGCATCGCTATTGGTCCTTGCTCGCGGTGGAGGAACAAAGTCAGCAGGAGTTTCTGGGGGCCTGGGTGCTGTAGGCGCCGCTGGGGCGCTGGGCGATCCATCTATGTCGAATCGGGATCTTTGTTTTTCGGCCCTTCTAGATTCTAGCTTAGTGTTGGCCATCTAGGCTACCTTATAGTGAGAACTTGCGAAGAGAACTGTTCTTGATTCCGACAGAAGCCCAGTCATAACGAATCTTCATAGAAACTTCTGTTAGATCGTCTGAGCCATAGTCGAGATCGCCGAAGGTCAATTCCTTGACCCAACCATTGTTGAGCGTCCACTCTTCAAGGCTTTTACCCTCTTCGTCGATCTGTTCAATTCTAATGTTACCCAAGTTAGCCACAGAAGCAGCCTTTGACACGGAAGCAAAGTCTGAATCCTCAAAAGAACCACCTCGTGGGATCGTATAACCAACAGCCTCAATCAAAGTTGTAAAGCCGTCGCAAAGATCTGGCTCAACTGGATCGACAAAGGTAATGTCAACTTCGTTCCACTCTGTGCGCGCCGGCCAGTAGTAGGTGTGGTTTAGATAGTTGTGTGAAGCCTCTGAGAAAGAAATAGAGGGCTTCGTAGCCTTCTTAGCATACCAAGCCACACCCTGAAGACTGGCCAGTGTGTCAAAAGTCACTCTGAACCTGAAACCTCTCTTTGGGTCTCTTGCTGCCGATGTTGTCCAAAAACCATTTGTTTCAGCCATTAGAATTGATCTCCTCTTTATAGTAAATAGTGGTTATTTTGTTTTAGTCATCAAAAGAAGCACCAGAGCGAGTAATGATGAAGTCAATGGCAATGAACTCGATGGCGCGTGTCGGCTTAATGAAAATCTTTGCGTAAAGAATATTTCTGTCCACAAGATCTGGAGTTGTTGTTGTTTCATCAAGGACAACGCGGAAGTCGTCGATGCCGAAACGAACCTTGACATCGTTTAGGAAATTCTCTGCTCTGGACTTGAAGTTGTTCCAAGTGACCTGAACATTTGGTTGGAAGAGTGTTCCAGCAGAGATTCTTGAGATGCCACGCTTGACGAAGATCATTAGGCGACGAACGTTGATTCGGTCGAGAGCCGAAGGCGTAGCCTGAAGCGTCTTCTGGCCGAAGACCACGATGCCTTCCGCTGGGAAAGAAGCAATCGGGTTGATGTTTACGTCGTAGAGATCATCACGGTTGCGTGAGGTCAACTTGGTCTCAACGCCGACAACCGGAAGGCCACCAGCACCGTTGGATAGTCCACCTCGGTTGAAACCGGCAGGAGCGAACCAAACATCAGCAGAGCGCTCTGTACTCGCTAGAACACCGAGAGCAACAACAGATGGCGGAACATCTAGGAGAACGCCGTTAACAGTGTCGCGGACCTTAACCCATGGGTAGTAAGCAGCACCGTAAGAGTTGTTTAGGTTTCTTGCCTTGATGTTAGAAAGAACAGTGCTTAGGTTGCCCTTACGAGCAGAGCGTGTAGCGTCTGCT